ATAAGGACTATCACTTCTGAGAGAGTGGATACACTGATCTACATCACGAAGTTTTATAACAATTTCAATCTCTTGTTTAGTTATAGCGCAAAGTGGTACCGCGAGTTCTGGATTATTATAAAAGTAAAATGGTATATCAATAAATAAGTTGAGTGCCGATGAAGATAAATAACTACCAATTGTTTCACTCATAGCCTCTGTACCAGAAAGTTCTAATGGTGGTTTACCGACGAGTTTGGCTAAATTATATTGTTTTGTTTGTGTCACATAATTATCTGAATAGATGGCTAAGAAATCACTTGGTACACGTTGTATTAAATTGTCTCCTATATACAATTCTGCGTATTCAATCATGGCATGACCTATAGATTCATTCCAGTTGATAGATGTTGTATTTGTATGTAAAAAACTTTTTAAAGACTGATCTATTGCATCTAAACTAACTTTTAAACTTACCGTTTTAAGAAGGTCACCTTGATTTTGTGGTATGGTACACCGTATTGTATTCCCAAATTCAATCTCACCTCTGACGTCTAAATCGACGAAGAATGGTGCAAAGTTTGTGTGTTTTTGAAAATTCTTTATAAAATACGTATATTCGGGGTTGTTTGTAAAGAATGCGTCCTGTGGGCCAGATGTTTGTAATTGAACACGACCGGCCATTACTAGTATAACGTACTAAAATTTTAAACCACCAAGACCGCTTTGAATGTGTAATACGTTATAGTTTACAGCGTATACATATACTTTATGTTCATAATTTGCGTCTGGTGATTCGAGTTCAACTTCTATAAGATTATGGGCTATTCTACTCATGTTTACTTGTCCTGTTGGGTAATATGTTTCGGGGGTCATTGAAAAACTATACACACCAAATTTATTATCAGTCACACCAGTATAATATTTGAGTGGTTGTTCGTAACTTACCATTAAGTTATCTGCGTCTATAATTGTATTATTATTGAATTTCATATTGACCTGTTTGATTGGTTCGTATTTATGAACGTCGTCGCTTACGGCCACGAAGAACATCTCTTTGACGGGATTTTTAAAGTTGAGCATACCCGATTTTTTAGATACACCAGCATTAAACCTGAATTGAGACATCTGTAATTGTGTAATGACATACTCTATCGGCCGGGTCAGTAAAAAGTTTCTTTCATCGTCCGTAATAAAAAAGAAATCGGTCACGAGGGAGACCTTTTTAATAGACGAAACGATATCTGATGGTGGATCTATTATATCTGTAGCAGTTTTATACTGTATAGTCACATCTTCGAGTTTCCTAAACTTTATTCTAATTTCGACAAGTTGTTTTGTAAGTGCGCATATAGGAATGGCTAAACTCGGGTGTCTAAAAAAATAAAAAGGTAAAAAAACACTATAGTCCCAATCATACGAAACGGATATATAATTACCGTGTCCCATTAAAAAATAAAGTGTCTGGTCGATATCATCTTTATTATTGTGTATTTGATTATACATGTATATGTAATCGCCAGTCAGTCGCTCGATTGTTTGACCACCTATAAGTAAATCTGCGTATTCTATAATTTGTGCACCTATAGATTCTCGGTATCTTATATCGTAACCCGAATCGGCTGTACCAGTAGGTTTTGGTAAAGTAAATTTAAGCATCATACTTCGGATAAGGTCACCTTTGTTCTGTGGTATACGACACTCGATAATTTCGTCAAAATCGGCGTTACCATCGAATGGTGATTCTATCGCTTCGATAGCAAACTTAGTATGACGTTTAAAATTCATCAGGAAATACGAAAATTCGGGTTCTCCAGTAAGCCACTGGTCCTGGATACCCGTGATAGAAAGCTGTAGTCGCCCGGCCATTCTTACTCTATGTGAGTAAAATTTTATAAAATAAAACGAGGCGGTATAATAGATGAATCTTCAATTGAAGAAATTCAAACCCGAAGGTATGGCCGACGATAAAGTGTGTGTTTTTATCGGAAAACGTAACACGGGTAAGTCAACACTTGTTACCGATATTTTGTACCACAAAAAACATTTACCAGCTGGGATCGTTTTATCAGCAACAGAGGAAGGTAATCATTATTACCAGCAGTATATACCGGACTTGTTCATTTATGGAGATTATGACAGGGAAGCCATAGAACGTGTTCTCGAAAGACAAAGGAAACTTGTCGGTGGAGGTAAGTCGAATTGTGGTGCATTCCTCCTTCTGGATGATTGTATGTACGATTCAAAGTTTATGAAAGATAAGTGTATCAGACAGGTTTTCATGAATGGAAGACACTGGAAAATCTTTTTCATGCTGACAATGCAATATTGTATGGATTTACCTCCAGCACTCAGGGCAAACGTAGATTATGTATTTATTTTACGGGAAAACATTATTCAAAATCGTGAGAAGTTGTTCAAATCCTTCTTCGGGATTTTTCCAACGTTCGAGATGTTCAATAAAGTTATGGATTCGTGTACTGAAAACTACGAGTGTTTGGTTTTGGATAATACATCTAAGAGTAACAAAATAGAAGATTGTGTCTTTTGGTACAAAGCGACCCTACGTAAAAATTTCAGGGTCGGGGCCCCAGAATATTGGCAGACACACAAAAAGATGTTTAATCCAAAACATGCTAACATGAAAGTATCGGATGCACGATCGGCTACGAAGAAAACACAGTTTAAAGTTACAAAAAAGACATAGCGACTTTATCAGGACACTCCATGCGTCAATGACACTCCATGAAAACCTATGACTACATAAATGACGGACGTTAGAACAATGAATTTATCTGATAACAGCGACGGTATGGTATCCCTTAATAATAACCAAGGGACATCATTTGTGTCGAAAAATCAGCCGGAAAAAAATATTGAATCAAAACAAACGATGGACTCTACTCCAATTTCTGATATTATGGGTGGTCACGGCGATGACCTACTCGAACCACCAATGATGAGTGCTGATCCACGCATGACGCAAATGCATATGCAAGCACCAATGATGATGCAACAACAACAACCAATGGCACAACAAGCTGCACAAAAAACGAACGGGACTAAAAATCCATTCAACCTTACTGACGACCAGTTCGAAGCACTCGTTGTTGCGGCGTGTGCTGCGGCGGCAATTAGTAAGCCTGTTCAGGAAAAACTCGCGAACTTCATTCCATCGTTCTTGAACGACCAAGGGAACCGAAGTGCAGTCGGGTTAGCATCGACCGGTTTGGTCGCGGCTATAGCCTTTTATATCGCAAAAAGATACGCTTAATACGAAGGAGTATTAAAATGTTTATACATATTTTTTCCAAATAAGAAATAGGAAATAAGAAACCCAATCAGTAATCCAAATGCGCGAAGTCCCAAAACAGTTATTGTACTCCTCGTAGTTTTACCATAGTCTTTAAAGTTTGTTTCTATACGTTTATTTATTTGGGATATACCAGCGACTACACCCATACCTATAAGCGTGGACGCCATCAAGAAAGGACCGTCTACGGCCAAACGTCCGAATGTTTCACCACCACGTGGTAACGCACCCATTAAGCCTGGGATCGCGACCATCAATAAACCCATATTTGCCCATTGATTGTTTGTTAAGAGTGGTGCACTTGTTGTTAAAAGTAAAATGTTAAGTAAAAAGTATACTTTCATCAAATCGGCGATCGATTGCATTTATTACTAACATAGATTATTTATCCTGTATATGCTTACCACAAAATGCCCTACGCTCGGGAATTTCCTGGTAAATACCTATTGATACACACATCGTCCTGAGTTTATCAAAATTGTTCCAGAAGTCTGTACTATGTGAATATTCATTGACTGTACAGTGTGCGAGTTCGTGTAGTAAAACGTGGAATATTTCGTTAGGTTCACCATCGATACATATCCCTATATCATTTCCCTTATTTACATTGTACCCGATAGCACCCCGTATACGATGGTGTGCCGTAATTGGAATTTCTTTACATAACATTTTGAATTCTTCATTATTTGTAGACTTAAGGTGTTCCCTGAGTGTCCTGTATTTTTCGCGAACCTCAGTCAATTTTGCAGGTTCGTGTATGTTCATGAATATGATCACGTTTATGATAATGAGGAGAAACGCGAATATCATCTTAACATAACTATATATAAAAAAAATAGACGATAGTAGTTTAATGGAATCGATATATCCAAAAGATTGTATATTTCTATTTAATGATGTTCTTACCGAAGAGGAGTGTGATTATTTCATAAATATAACAAACACATATGCCGTTAAAGAACGTGAAAAATATGGACCACGAGCAAACGTTTTAGCCGATAGTGTGAATATAGTAGAATTATCGGTTCCGAGTGATAAGAAAAAGGTGACCGACATTATGTTTGAAAGGATAATTAAACTATGTAAAAACTTTAAAGAAACGTATGACATAGATATGGGTGGGTTCACAACACCAACCCTACGTAAAATTATAGGTGCAACGCGACTACACAAAGACGGTATAATACTCGATAAACAAATCAATAAGAATGGACAATGTCCCGCATCGGAACTGAGAAATATGAGCATTATTGTAGCTCTAAATGGAGATTATGAAGGTGGTGAATTATGTTTTCCCGAACATGGAAGAAGTATTAAATTAAAAAAGGGGCAAGCCATTGCATTTCCACCTTACTGGACACACCCGCATTATACAAATGAATTACTAAATGGTACCGTGAGATACACGGTAAATTTATGGACCCATGAAAAAGTCTGATCACTTTTTAAACACGAAACAAAACTTACTATATAATTCTGAAACTTGATTTCCTTCGAGATCTTCCCATACTGTTAATGTAAATCCTAAATCTTCCATGTAAGTAAATAACATATCCTTATGTGCAATGGGTTCGACCTTGGGTCCATCAGCATAGTACGGTGTTTCGGCTAAGTGGACGTATAACTTTTCACCGAAATTACCCGAACTTGTTTGTTTCATTAAAAAATAGTTTCCGAGTTTGTCTCTGACGGGTGTATTCATGATGATTTTATCCGAGTTTGGTACGATACCTATAAAGACGCCCCCGGGTTTCATTCTATTCCTAACTTCTAAAAGTGATTTCTCGAATAATTGTTTTGTCGCAAATATATAGTGTAACGCAAAGTTATAACATATAACGTCATATTTCCTATGGGGACACGAAAATATATCACCTTCGTAAAAGTTAACACGTATTTTCATGTTCTTTGCGCGCGTCTTAGCCTCTTTAAGTGATTCTGGGTTCGGTTCACACATACTTATATTTGCCCCCGCGTGTTTCCATTTTTGGAGATCACCACCGAACCCACACCCTACATCCAAAATACTGTCGCCTTCGCGGGTAGCCGATTGGATGAGGATACGCTTGGCCTCGTTATGGTACTTACGTATCTCCTCCATTTATTTAATT